ATTGCATTTGAGACTGAGTCATTCGTGGGTCTTGTGCCATCATTGGTGGTTCAAGAGGAGCTTCGGGTTGACCCATAATATCAGAAATAGGTGTAGAGTCCATGTTACTTTGTTTAAAATCAATATTTTTTTCGGGTGAAAAACTCGGCATTTGTTGTTGAGGAGGGGAAGGTTGTGCATTTGGTATGAAATTTGTGGATTGATTATTGTTTAAATTAACCATACCTTCTCCGGTATCGGATAAATTCATGGTAGAAATGTCTGTCGCCATATATCTAATACAAATGTTTTTCGTTTTTAACGTTTACGCATCCTGGTATTATTTTTTTAAAGTATAGTTTGGATACAAACACCCTAACGCCTTGACAATTCTAGGTAAATCGTTAAATTCATCGTAACTAGACATATCGTGAACTATATCAATAGTATGTTTATCGTGGCATACGTTTATCAATATACTGTACCCGTTTTCACTACCGTGAGTCTTGGCCATTTCTTCATCATTAAACCGTGGGTATACTTCAATTCTATTATCTTTTGGTTTATGATACAAGGGTATAGAACTGGGAGGTGGTAATGGAAATATGTTTAGTGCCGAACTTATACGTCTAGAAAATAGTCTTATCATTTCTTCTTAATGACTTTTAATGCCGTTGTTTTTTTAACTGCGTTTCTATCACCAGCTTTCATATTACCATGCCTTGGATTAAACATTTTTTTGTGCGTTTGCCAATATTGAGGGGCACCTACTTTAAAGTTTTTACGTAAAGTTGCCTTGTACCAAAAAACACAGTCTTCTATTTTATTACTCTTTGACGTGTTATCTAAAACTAAACACTCGTAATTTTCTGTACACGAATCCATGACTTTATTGAACATTTCGAACGTTGGAAAAATACCAAAGAACGATTTATATAATTTTTCTCTATTTTGTATAATGTTTTCGCGAAGAATAAATACGTAATCGACGTTTGCCCTGAGTGCTGGTGGAAGATCCATACAATATTGCATGGTTAACATGAAAAATATCTTCCAGTGTCTCCCGTTCATAAAACATTGTCTGATACACGTATCTTTCATAAATTTAGAATCGTACATACAATCGTCTAAAAGAAGAAACGCTCCACAATTTGTTTTTCCCGCGCCTACGAGTTTCCTTTGTCTTTCCATAACACGTTCTATAGCTTCCCTATCGTAATCACCATATATGAAAAGATCGGGTACATATTTCTGGTAGTAATGGTTTCCTTCTTCGGTTGCTGATAAAACTATTCCTGCTGGTAAATGTTTTTTATGATATAGAATATCAGTAACCAACGTTGATTTACCTGTATTACGTTTTCCGATAAAAACACATACTTTATCATCGGCCATACTTTCAGGCTTGAATTTTCGAAGTTGAAGATTCATTTAATGTACTGCTTCGTTTTATTTTATAAAATTTTACTCACATAGAGTAAGAATGGCTGGTCGATTAAACCTCGCTGTCACAGGAATCCAGGACCAGTGGCTTACTGGTAAACCAGAGTTTTCATATTTCCTGATGAATTTTAAAAGACATACTAAATTTTCAATAGAAGCAATAGAAACACCATTTGACGGTGATGTTGATTTTGATACAACGTTAGAGTGTCGTATACCCAATAATAAAGGCGATCTCATTCGAAGTATGATGCTTAAGTTTACTTTACCACAACCTACTGGTACACCTGGTTCAGGTAAAGATATAAGGTATGTTAAATCCATAGGTGCTAAAATAATACAACACGCAGATTTACTTATAGGTGGTCAAACTATAGAGAGAATAACAGGTGATTATATATACATGTATGATCAATTACGTAATAATAAAGACGATATCGATCAAACGCTTTATTTTTTGGGTGGGCATGGTAATTATATAGCTGTATCATCGGATTGGGATTATAATGTTTTATTACCGTTTTACTTTTTTAGACACCCAAGTTTGGCAATACCTGTATTTGCTCTCACTAAACAACAAGTCGAAGTTCGTATTAAATTCAAAAAATTAAAGGATATAACAGTTTCGTATACTACTGCAACTGGTGCAATTGAAGATCCACCATCTGACGTGGCTTCGTCTATTAAAAAAACATCACTCATAACGGATTTCTTTTTTATAACGGATTACGAAAGAGATTTTATAATGACACGACCTATAGAATATATAATAACACAGGTTCAAATGTCAAAGTTTAAAATGAAAGCTGGTGAATCTAAAAAATCTATCATGCTCAAATTCAAAGGTCCTGTAAAAGAGATGATGTTTATGGCGGTTAGTGATGATGTATACAAATACAATCCAATAAAACACGTTACGATGAAATTCAATAATAATACAATTATTGATGCAGATAATTTAATGTTAAGTTATGAACAACCCTTGAAATATTATACCGGCGTTACGAACAACGATTTCGGCGTGTATAGTTTTTCTTTAAAACCAGAGACTTACTATCCAACAGGACAGGTTAACATGAGTAGAATCGCACATAACCTTTTAGAAGTCGAACTCGATGAACCTGACGCTACGTTTGAACATACGGTATATGTATACGGTGTAAGTTATAATGTTTTACGTGTTCATAGCGGTCTTGGTGGTTTAAAATTTTAGTCATCTATAATAGTAATGGCTGGAAGACTTCAATTAGAAACAACTGGCCCACAGGACGCCTTTTTTACGGATGATCCAGAATATACATACTTCGTAAAAAATTTTCAAAAACACGCTAATTATGCCTCTTTCTTTGAGGATTTAGACGTAAAAGGTGATATCGATTTCGGAAACGAGGTCCGGTGTGTTATTCCCCAAAACCAGGGTGATCTTCTTAAAACTGTGAGTATGAAGGTCGAATTAGCAGCGATAGATCAAACTCTTAAGAACTCTATAACAAATGCAACTGGTTTAGGATACAATGAATCGATAGGGCACCAAATGATTGAATACGTGGAGTTATTGATAGGTGGTGAGGTTATTCAAAGACTTACGAGTGATTTTATACACATTTATTCCGAACAGTACGTAACGCAAACAAAACAAACGAACTTATCTAAACTTATAGGTAAACCACCAAATGAATTTTCGGGTACAATGGTTATGAAAACTGCTTTGGGACATTACCTTGGTAATGCAACTTCCGATAAAAAGTATTTTGTCGATATACCTTTCTATTTTTACAATAATCCCGAACTTGCTATACCACTCTTTGCAATCGATAAACAGGAAATTGAGGTTGTTATAAAACTCCGCGATGTTGATCAGTGTATTCACGCAACAAGAAGTGATTTTTCCAACTTTATACATTATACGGGTTTAAAACCTAAAAACTTGATAAAAAGTTTAAAATTGAATGTCGAGATGGTTTGTTTGGATGTAGAAGAAAAGGAAAAAATGTTAAGCACACCGACAGATTATTTGATAACACAAGTTCAAGAGAGTAAAGATGAAATCCCACAAAGTCCAAACGTTAAACCCGTCGTAGTAAAACATAGACTCAATTTTAAAAATCCTGTCAAAGAACTTTATTTTATCATACAGGAAAAAAGAAATAGTGCGGTCGGTTTACATTTCGTAACACCACTCGATTACGATCATGCAGAGTACACGCTCAATAGCGAGTATATAAATTACGAACACTTACGTAATCTTGAACTAAAATTGGATGAAAGAGATATATTGGATGGTGCTTCTGGTGAAGTTATAAGCTTACGTGCAGTTCAAAGTGGTATACATCATACAAGAACGCAATTGTTCAAACGTTTTTATTCGTATAGTTTTGCACTCGAACCAGAAAGATGGTATCCAACTGGTCAGATTAACTTTAGTTTAATTAAAGACCAACTTCTAACATTACATTTGAATGGTCAGGAAGATAGAGAAAGGGAACTTAGAGTTTACGCGCTTAGTTATAATATACTCCGTTTGGAGAACGGAACTGTTAAATTATTATTTTAATACAATGAATCAACAGGAAAAAGACGCAACTACCAATTTGGTAGAACAATTACAAGAAACTGCATTAAACGTGATACAGCCCGTTATGGAAAAATCCATGGTATTTGCAGCAGAGTATGCTAAGGCATGT